CAGGGTTTGCGCACGGAATGTTGCGTAGACTCCAGATGTAACTGAAGTTGAAGACCACGCGGCAACGTGAGTACCATGCAGCGTGTAACCCGCTGGTACGGTATAGACTGACATGTTACTCTGCCCTGTATCAACCGCTATTTGCCCGTAAGTCACACTGTTGTTCTTAGCAGTGATGACACCAACTGGGTTTACGCTATTGGGCAAAACGTCCAACTGGTTTACACGGAAAAACAAAGTGGTCGTAACAACAGGCGTTGTGCCATTAAGAGTGACCGTCTGATTAATCGGGTTGTAGTTGGCATCAAGGCCGTAAATAATAATTTCTACTGCCGTATCCGAAGCTGATGTGCTAACAATACTCATCGCCACAGCGGAAGCTGGGTAAGTGTACGCGGCGGTGTTTTCCCACGCAGGGATAAACGCAGCGTTAGTAATAGACGCACTGTAACCAAACAAGAAAACGGACTTATGCCCTGTAATTTGCCCACGACCTACTTGTAGGTCAAACGGTTCGTATGTGCCAGTGCGTGTGACCGAAGAAACAACTGATGTTGCCATAATTAATCTCCTTTTAAAAAGGGGCCGAAGCCCCTTAGATTAATTAAGCAGAGGCAGGAAACTGAGCGCCGTCAGAGTTCGCAACCACATACATGATGGTGTACTGCACAGTACCAGCGGTCACTGCGGCAACCGTAGGGGTCATCGTAGCAACAATCTTCACATCTGTGGATCCAATGCCAACACCGTTAGGAGAAGCAGTAGATGCTGCACCACACCATGCGCCCAACTTAGCGGCAGCATTGCTAACGGCAGCGCGACCAGCGGTAGTTACATCAGTAGAAGCCCAGTACAAGGCGGCTGTAGTGCCATCACCAAGGCTTACGTTGGCTGCGGTTGATCCTGTAAACGCAACAGTGGTGTCGATAAAAATATCAACGATTTGAGCGCCAGCAGGTAACACGCAGATGGTGTCAGTAGTAGCCGAAGCGGCTTGGCCTGTGTAGTTCTTTTTGAACGTCTGGGAGACAACGGTTGCGCCGCAGTTTTCAATGGTGCCAACGGTAGTGCCGGTGGTGTTTTTAACAGTGCCGAGCAGCCAAGGGCCGAGATGAGTTGCGAATCCCATGATAGATATCCTTACATACAAGTTAGGTACATCAATCGGTATGTCGTCTGCCGGGACAGTTTGATGCACCGGAAAGCCCGGATTAGTCGCAATATATCACAGTTTTAAACTGTTGTGCAAATAAAAAAAGGCCCCCGAAGGAGCCTTTCTTAGTAAGGGTAAACCCCAACTTATGCCGAACCGGGAGATCCGAAGATACCCAGAGGGTCAGACACGCCGAAGCTGTAACGCTCACGTGCTTTGTAACGGACGTTTCCGGTGTCGAAGTCTCCATCCATCGAGTTAGCCAGCGGTGTACGCACAAAGTGCTTCAGACCGTTAGGTACGTCAGTGGTCAGGAACCAGCCATTAGTGTCGGTCAAGAAGTGGTTAACAGTGTAGCCACCGGGAATCGAACCGTTGTTCTTCAGTGCGTTGATATCGTTGTCGGTAGTACCAACACGCAGGCTGGTTTCCAACAGACGGGTAGCAACGAACATCAGGGACGGAGGAACAACCAATTTGACTGGCTTAGCTGCGATCAGCAAACCGCGCTCATCTGTCCAAGCGGCGATCTGAATAACTGCGTTTTCCAACGAAGTCTCATTCAAGTCAGCGCCAGTGGAAGGACGATTGCTGTTGGTGCCACCAGAAACCAGCGGATGCGCTGTGTTACACAGGGATACACCGTCGCCGTAAACAACCGCTGAACTGAACGCATTGTTCAATACAAAAGCCGCTTTAACTTGCTTGGTGTAAGCCATACCACGAGCCAGTGCCTTGGTGTAACGAGCAGACAGCGAGTCATACAAGTTATCTTCCACAGCTTCTTCCGTGATGGAGAAGCCAAGGGCGATGGTTTCATGGTTGTAACGAGCAGTCCATGCTTCTTGTGCATTGTCATAAGCGATGGCAGAACCCTCGTTTTTGACTGGTGCAGCGGAAAAGCCCGACAGTTTCGTTTCTTCTTCAAAGCTACGCTCCGATGTCTCGGTTTCGTAGATTTCTTTGTGCTCTTCGCCGTATTTGGCATACTCCAGACCGAACAATGCATTCAGACCGGGGAGCAACTCTTTAAGTAGCTGTGCGCGTGAAATAGCCATTTTAAGTTACTCCTTATGCTACGTAGTAGCGATGAGCGCCGAAGTTGAACTTAACCAACACTTCGGGACTTTGAACCAATACAACAGTGCCAGCAACTTGGGTCGCAACCGCAGTAACCGTCAGGGTCGTATTACCAGTGGTAGTTACAGTCGATGCAGCACTTAGCGTAGCGCCAGTGAATTGCAGTTGACCGTTTACCAAGTTGAACACATCAGTACCGACAGGCAATACTTGTCCAACAGTCAGGCCAGATACAACAACCGAAGTTGCCGAAGGAGCGCCGCCCGACACATAAGTGGCAGAAGAGCTAATTTGGGTATCAGGAACCAGATTGAGGACACGGAAGCCGCCGCCAGAAGTCGTAGCCGAAGCTGCAACAACAGCGCCTGCACCGTTACCAGTGGAAGCAGAACCAGTCAGAGTGTTACCAGCCATGTTTACGCCAACCAGAATCGACGAAGCCGATCCAATGGTAGTAGCGGACGCGCCGGTAGTTACTGCAACACGCATAACTTGGTCAGGGTCATCGCCAATGATTGCGGTAATGTCGCCAGCAAGGACGTTGCCGGGATAGTACTGAGCAAATTGACGTTGCTTGGTGGTTGGGTTTGTGTAATAGCAGCCCAAGAACACGCCAACAGTAGTGTTGGTTGTGCTAACAGGGTAAGTTGCAATCACAACATAACCAGCCGAAAGGGTGACTAAATCACCGTAGTACATAGCGGTACCGTAGTTGTACTGGACAGGGAGATTCCGAGTTGATCCAGCAAACACTTGACCGCCAATTAGGTTTACGGGTTTGTAACCGTAAGCCGCATCGACAGATGGATAAGCCATTTAAGGACTCCTAAAAAAGTTAAATACCTTTACCGAAAGTAACGCTAGAGCTTCGTTCTTTAAACAAAGGCATCTTGGGGTTGCTTTCACGCATGAAAGTATTGTCTACCGAGTTCATTTGGCTTTCCGATTGGCTACGGAAATACTCATCACGTTGCTCGACAAACTCTACTGGGGATTTGCAAAGAATCAAACCGCCGGTAACGATGTTGCCCGGGAAGTCCTTATTGGACGAACCAAACAATCGAATCTCGGGATGGTCAGATGCTTTTACGGGCTCCCAGCCTTCCTGAAGCTTTGAATTCAAGTTAGTCGGATCATCTTTGCCTAAGGTAGCGACACGAATCCAGCGAAACGCATACCCCGGTTCCGGCTTGGGATCGGGGAGACGCTGTGGAGGTTTCCAGCGCGTAGGACGGGCGGTAGCCTCACGAGTATCGAGTTCTCTACTTTTGCGAATTTGTTCAGTCATGCTTGTTTCCTCATTTCTTCAGCAACCTTACGAGCATAAAGTTCCAAAGGAACCCCAAGCCGCTTGGCGATATTTACCTGCGTTTGCGTAAGTACGATTTTTTTAGGCGCTGTACTACGTGATGCCGGTGCTACAACATTTGATTTCTGTCGCTGAGATGGTTTCGCATCAGCGGGTTCCTCTGCAAATGACTCAGGGAACCTTGTTCTCATTTCCTTATCAATGGCGTCAAAGTATTCTTTGCTGCCGTTTTGAATGCCTGCATTCAGTACATCTTCATGGAATGTTACTGCATATGCGGTCATACCAGTTTTTTTGCCCCACCAAGGATTTCTATCTATCCATTCCTGAGTATCAGGGTGAATCGACTCTTGTGGGGCAGGTTGTTGCGTTTGTACTACATTTTTCTGAGGCTGTAAAGGGGCGGGCTTAAAATTATTTACCTTATCTGCACGGATTGCAGCAGTAGTTAACTTTGATTGCGCCTTAATTAGCCGGTCAGTATCACCGGATTCATAAGCTTCCTTGTACTCTCGTTGAGCAGAATCAATCTCAGACTCCACCACTTTTTTGGCTTGTTCCAATAAAGCAGTTTGGTTAGTAGCCAAAGATCCTTGTAGTCGTTTGTTCTCTTCTACAACTGCTTCAGCCATACGCAAAGCTTCTTCCCGCTCACGGATTGCCATTTCTTTTGCACGGCGCTCTTCGTGATATCCCTTGTTAATATGAGATAGTCGGTCTTTAAGTTTTTGGTCGGTGTATTTAGATAATTCCTCGTCCGTCACCGGAGCGGGAGCTTCTTTCATCGGAGTACGATGTCTGTCAGCCGCAGGAGTATCGTCAACAACTTCAATTTCTTCTTCAGTAGATACTACCTTTCCACCCTCTCGTGGATTTTTAGCTTCTACTTCATCTGGAAATTCAAATTCAGTTTTTTCAGCCATAATTATTCCTTAGTTGGTGTTTTTAAAGAATTTAATTCTCTTTTTAATGCAGCACGTTCAGCCAACAAATCAGCAATCATTTTGAGATGTTCTTTATGACGGGCTTCCATAACTTTAATTAATTTACTAAAGTCATGACCCCAAAAACTCATTTTGTCAGTTAAAAGTTTAGCGTTGTACCAAATATAATCCGCAGTAATACCTTCAACTTCAACATTGTCTGTAATTGTATCCATGATGACTCCTTAAGGACGTTGAATTCCACGCGGGTCTTGCACAACTGCTTCTACAGACTCGTCATGAATTAACCGCCACTCAGTGCCGTGGATTTTCATCCGGGTACCAGTATTGGGTCGAGTAAGAATGAAATCTCCTACCTTGCAGCTAGGGCCGCTAGGAAATCGTTTCTCGTCTTTGTAGGCGTCTGGCCCCATTTTTGCCACAAATAACACGGGGGATAAAAGCTCCTCGTGATGCATCATTTGTGCTGTTTTTACTAACCCAGACTCACCAATTTCTTCTTCGGCCTTTGGAACCATACACAATATGTAATATGTAGATGGATCCGGAACCTGTCTGGCTTTTTCTTCTGGTGTAGTATTTAATACCCCAGATAAATCTACCGCAGCAACATTAAAGTCATTCATTTATTTTCCTTGCACGCATGGGGTTTGAGCGTATTTCGGCGGGTAACCCCAGATAAACCCATCCAAACCTAACTATCCGATTGTTGTAAACGTTTCTCCATGTCTTTTACATAGTATAAACATTTAGTTAATCCTAATATCTGACCAGATAAGTATTTATATTCTGCAAAATCAGAAGCTGCCCCAGCAGATATTACTTGAGTTAACTGCTGTATATCATCATCTATATCTTTAATTAAAGAACTCATTGCGTCCATTACATACCTCCGGGGGTTAGTTTCTGTTGCTGAAGTTGATCTTTATGCATCATGCCTTGCTGATGTAGCTGAGCCTGTTGTTGTTGAGCTTGTTGCTGTGCAGCTTGGGCTTGTTGTGCTTTCTGAGCATTAATCTGAAGTTGTTGTTGATGCATCTGCTCAGCCTGCATGGCTTCTTGTTCAATCTGCATTGGGCTAATTCCGTTCTTGTCCGCGTCCAAAGCTAAGCGGGCTTGAGCCAGATTAATATCAGCTTCGATTTTCCTAACATCTGCATCGGTCTTCTGTTTCTTAATCTGAAGTTCTTGCATCTGCATCTGGATAATTGGATCTTGCATCTGCTGCTGGGCTTGTGCTTGAGCCGCTTGGGACTTGTTTATCTGCAATAACTGCTGTGATGCTTGTGCCACGGCGCGAGACAATTCAATTTCCAGTTCTGGCGGAAGCTCAACATCAGGCTTAGGCATAGGAGCGCCAAGGCGTTCTTCAATCTTTGTCCTATATAAGAAGCCAAGATGTTCTGCAATGTGAGCTTGTATTGCTGACTGCATTTGTTGGGCCATAGGGTTTTGGCCTATCTGTGCTGCAATCATTGGGTCTTGCATGAACGTCGAATGCACCGCAATGTGAGCTTCGTGATCTTGATAGATAAATGCCTTGGTAGGTTTTCCTTTTAAGAAAGCCATGTTCTCACTAATAGGATCACGCGGTTTTTGGTCATCCTCTATTGGAACAATCTTGTCAGCGTTTTTAACTCCTAGTACTTCAATCATCTGGCGATGCAAATACGGCAAGTCATAGATGTTAGGAGCTTGAGCAGACAGTTGGGTAACTGCCTGATACTGCATAATCCTTTGCGCCATCGTGGTGCTATTAGGATCGCTGACCGGAATAATCTCAACCAAGTCATAGTCCGCCTGCTTGGCTTTGCGGTTTCCGCCTTCAGGTTTGTAGCTGTACTCTTCTGGTGTATGGTCGCGGATTAATTCTTTGAGCAGTCTGAATTCCTGCTTCATAGAATAATGAACACGCGCTTGCACGGCGCTCATTGTTTTTAATTGTCGTTCCAACAATGCCAGCGTAGTTCCAACAGGAGCATTTGCACCCATGTCGCTAACTTGAATATCAGCTATTGAACCAAGGCGACGGCCTTCTTCTGTAATCTGATTGAGCAGGGCCAGCAAAACTTGGCTTGGCTCTTTGTATGGAAGCGGCATGATGTTGTCGCGGATTGACCCAGACGCAACATCAACATCCCGAAACTCTCCCGGCGCGATAGGTGTATCGTCACCCTTTACTCTAAGCCCACGGGCTTTCATGCCACCGGGCAAATTGCTCAGCGTGCCAGCATCTACCAACTGGCGAATCAAAGAAGTGCCAGCGCGTGCATATCCACCAATTAGGTGAATCAGTCCTAAGCCATAAGCACCAAAGCCGGGTACATAGGTGTACTGTACAAAGTGTTGGCGCTTTTGTTTTGTCTTGTCATCCTCTTCCCAGTTACGGCGGATAGCAAGAATATCAGTAGTGCTGCGGTCAATGGTAACTACATAAGGACGGGCAACTCCATCTTTATCTTCGTACCCCGGCATGTCGTAATCAACATGGATTTCATAAATCTGGTAGCGGTCATCGTCAGTTAAAGAATAACCTTGGCCTTCGGCTTTTTTCTTTTCTACGTCAGTATGGGTATTGTCAGGTTCACCAAGATCAATTTCCCGATAAAAACCTGCAACTTGCAAGTGGCGTATATCATTTTTAGTCTTACGCATTAAGTGCGTAACACGTTCTGCTGTATTAGCACTAGAAGCGCCATATGGAATGATTAGGTCTTCGGCAGGAATAAACATTGCCGTCTGGCGATTCAAAGCAGGGTCGAAGTAGACTTTCTTAAACGCCGCGCCAGCTAGTCCCAAGTTGTATAACAGACGCTCATGCTCAGGCCGATATTCGGTCATTACATCTGTTAGTTGGTAGTTCATGTCCTCACGTACACGTTCTGCCGCTGCTACAGTTTCTTGGTTGTCATCGCCAATAATCTGTGTCTTAACCGGGCCTTGTGCCGGGAAGCTTTCTGTAATTGTTTCCGACTGGAACCGGATAGCTGCTTCAGTCAGGATGGTAGAGAACACACCGCAAGCGCCATTCCACGGCTCTGTCCGTTCTTCGTAGTTCATGCCAAGAACTTCTAGTCCCTTAACGTACATCTCAACCCAGTCTTTGCGGGATTGAATATCAGCTTCAACTAAATCAATAAGCTCAGAGCCAAGTTTTTGCAACTCGC